GTACGTTGGGTACGAGTTCTAGTCTTGTCGTGTCGGTACTTGGATGTCTCCTCACAATGTCCGTGATGAACAATTGCCTCTGGGTCATGAGAAAGGTTCTCTCTTCTTTGGATACTTTCATCTCCTCCGTGATGATGTCGAACCCATCCAACTTGAGTGGTGTAGTGTAGTCCGTGAAGAAGGATTGTTGATGAAACTCTATGTCGAACACGATCTTTTGTTTATGGATGGCACACAGAGGAAAGTAAGGTCTGTTTGGATTGTTCGTGGAATACTCATCACCTTCGTACTTTCTCGAAAAGAAGAGGGGCACAGGAATCATGAGTTCAGACCCAAAGTTGGATAGAAAGAAATTACCAGCCAAGGATGACGTATCCTCCGCGAGGTTTCTATTGATGGTGTACCGCTTGGTACGCTTTTCGGATGCATCCAGGTACATCTCATCGTATATGATGCCCCAGTCGTCGTGAAAAATCTCCACGACCATCTCGTCCACACGCATGGTCAGGGACTTGATGAGATGTCTTCCCAGTTGATCAGCTAGATTGATACCTCCAGAGACACCCGGAAACTTTATGTACACGTACATGTTACTGAGGAGATCACCCATGTCCTTGGGGTACATAGTCACCTTGACAGTCTCACCAAAGGGCCAGTTACTCTTGTCACCAGGATTTATTACATTCGTACTTCTATGAAACTTTGTAAAATTCGCGTGTTGTTTGGGGCTATATTTAAAGAAGGAATACTCAGGATCATCACGGGTGAGGTAAGTATCTTGTTTACCGATCGCATTGAGCGCCACCTTGGCTCCTGCATCAGTCATACTATCTTAGTATTCACAAATTTTTAAATCTGTTTTCCACATGTTCGAGAGAGTCGTTCCTCGCAGTGTTTCCAATTCAGTCGCCAATTGCGTCGTCTCTTCGTTGAGAGCCAGTACAGCCTCGTGTGTGTACTGATACGTCTTGATGTGTAGGAGATAGTCGAAAGAGTCGTTGAGTTTGTCAAAGAGCGTCTCTAGCTCAGCCTCCAGTTCCTGCTTCTTGCGTTTGAACACCACTAGCTTTTCGTTGATGACCATATCCACAAACTTTGCCATGTTGGTATTCTTCTTCATCTTTTGCTCTAGCATCTCAATCATGTGCGCCTTACGTTTCTTGTACGCCTCCATCCTGATGTCGACAAAGTCCATGAGGATAGCCTCGGGCGACTCGTACTTGTGAATACCCTTGATGGGATGAAAGAGATGCATGTTCGATGTATGAAACGTCTTCTGAAGTTTGAAATCCTTCACCACATCTGACCCTTCATATCCAGTAATGTCAAAGTCCACCTGTTCAGTCGTGCTGTTGTTGGTATAGTTGGTAATCACCTTCTTTTCCAAAAGTGTATCCAGATACTCCTTGAAGTCTTGGGTCCATCGACCCGGGGGCAACTCCGTAATCTTGAGCACCTTTCCCTTGGTGGCCCACGCCCCCTGAGCCACCCACGAACCCTCACCGTCGGCCGAGACGGTCCCCTTGAACCCACGGAACCAGGGCTTCATGGGTACAAGATCCTTGCCCGCGAGCACCCTATCGATGTTGGCTGAGATATCCTTGGGATCGTAAGGAGGCACGTAGCAACTAAACCCCGTACCGATACCCTCAGTCCCGTTGACCAACACGGTGGGAATGATGGGTACAAAATGGTCGGGCTCTATGCTCTTCCCATCATCATCCAAGTAGTCGAGAATGGCATCGTCTCTCTGGTCGTACAACTGTCTCGCCTGCTTCGTCAGCTTCGTGAAGATGTACCTCGGCTGGCTCGCATCCTTACCACCCATGAGCCTGGTGTTATGAGTGACTGTAAAATCTCCGAGTAGAAATCTTTCATTGGAGTCAATATGCCATCCACAGAAATGACCCTTACCCACTAGTTCAACTTTAAAATTATGAATCATGGGGTTTTTTTTGGTGTCTATTTGTATCCTTTTTCTTTCCAATTTTACCGGAATTTTATACAAGTTATTTCCCGTTATAGTCAGCTCTAACATGGATGATCCATGTCGCAAAATCTTTGCACGAAACCCAAGAGAACCAGCTACAAGTCTTAAACTTTCTAGAATATTTTCCCGATCTTGATTTTGATGAATTCTGTATCCATATGCATATCCACTCACGTTTCTTTTAACAGAACCATCCGTATCTATCATACCAGCCAATAGTTTCAGTCGGTTTTCCTCGCTGTTGAGAATATACTTTTTCGGGATATGCGTTTTATTTTTGAAAAGCCCATTCCGTTTCATTAGTTCTTTGAATGGATTGAGGTTAGTCACATTCTGACCTCTGACGTTAATACCCGTACATTCAAAAGGTTCATTCTTTTTATGATCCATCACATAATCACAAGCTCCCGTGTCATGTTGAGATGTTTGACACCCTAAGCAGTTTTCACTGGAATGTCGAGGGTCTCCAATAGCTGGTGATGACGATGAACCTCTCCTGCGAATGTAATAACACGCACTTTCATGATTGTTTGCATTTTTACAATGGATCAATTCACATCCAATCTTATCCAACCAATTGGCCCATTCTATCACGATTTCACCATCAATTGTTGAGATAGCATGACAATCACTAGAACCATCACCCAACCAAGACCCGAGAATATATGGATCAATATCAAGTTCTTGAGGTTCCCAATTTATGACACGTTCATTGAGTACACCCTTGATATGATGTTTAATATGATCAGGTAATTTCAAATACACTTGAAGATTAATGTCAAAAATTGGAGAGTCTGGTACGGTCTTTGCCAATTCAATCATTTTGTTGTACGCCTCTTCTTTTGAAAAATAACATGTCGAGATTGTTTTTTCGAAAAATGTATTATCTCTATGATACATCATTTTCCACGATTTAGTACTTTCTTTCCAAAATATAGATTTATGTCCCGATAGATAGCAGGTCAAAATATGATTACTATTCACGGTGTATGCATCCATGTGTCCATTATTGATTTTGTACATATCATCATCTCCTGTTATAGTTTTTGAAACGATTCTTGGAAGACCATCGTCACCCACGAGGATATCACCTACTTTAACATCCTGAGCCTTTTTAATAGTCATATCCCATGTTAATATATCCGTGGATGGATCTACACATCCAAACTGACCACAGGGTTCCAAGAGGTGAATGTTGTTGGACCCCACGAAACTGTGTGCGAGTTTGACAATCGTGTCAGCCAGGGACACTTCACCGTGATGGTAAGACGTCTTCTCAGACACGTAGGCTGCCAACTGTGCCACCTTCATCTCACTCGTAAGGTTCCTGGCGAAGCACGCGTAGAGCACCTTGCGCTGTGAAGGCTTGAGACCGTCAGACATGTGTGCGATGGATCGCCTCAGGTCAGCCAGACTGAAATTCACGAGATCTTTGTGAATGAAATCCGTGATGCCCAGTTTATCGACAGACCCGTAGGCCACCTCGAGTTCCGAAGGTTTCTTCTCGGTGGAAGTCAGTAGCCACTTCTTCCTGTCATCAGCCTTCGTCTTGTCGAAAGCTAGAACCACAGACTCAGTGGTGGTCTGGTCAGGATCGAAGCGCACCGTGAGGTCCCCAATCATCTTGAAGTATTCACGAGCCTCTGCTGACGTGGAGGTACCCAGACCCTTATAGTACTTGATTTTCCACCCAGGTTTTCCATCACCATACCAATCCCTGAATGACGAGTCGGTATAGAAAGATTTCACAGTACCACCTTTTGTCGCCTTGATGATGGGTGTCACCATGCTCACCACAAACCCTAGGTCCAGGAGGCTGGGCCAGAAGAAGTGAATCATGTTGAGTATAAGTCCCTTGATGTGACTGCCATCAGCGTCGGCATCCGTCATGATCATGAGACGACCGTATCGAAGTTCAGACAGGGATGTGTACACCTTGTCCTGTTGGAGACCCAAAATCTTCTTGAGATCGTTAAACTCTTTGTTATCCATGAGTTGTTTGACAGAGGCGTCACGAACATTCTTGCACTTGCCTCGCAGGGGAAAGACCCCATAGTGATCCCGGCCCACGATGGACAGACCCGCGACAGCCAGTGTCTTCGCAGAGTCCCCCTCCGTGATGATCAGCGTACACTTACCAGAGTCCGCGGTACCCGCCTTGTTGGCGTCGTCCAGCTTGGGTATACCGGTAATCTTAGACTTTCTGTTTCCATCAGACTTTTTGAGCTCCTTGAGTTCCTTAAACTTGGACAGGGCCATGAGTTCAGACTGGATGCTCGTCTTGAGAATATTCTTCACGAACGTCTTGGGCGGTTCAAACTTACTTCCAAACTCTTGGGGTTTCAGAGTACAGTCAGACTTCACCTGACTCCCAAAGCTGGGATTAACCAGGGTCGCCTTGACAAACACCGTAAAGGCATTCTTCACCTGATGGGGTCGAAGCTGAATCTTCTTCTTCATCTCTTCGATGACGCCAGCCGAGATGATGTTCGTCACGTGATCCACATGGGTCCCACCCTTGGTGGTGCAGATGCCGTTGACGAATGACACCTGTTCAAAACCATCGTCACTCGGGGCGACGCAGACGGTCCAGTTGTCGCTGGTGGCCGTGACAATCTCTTCACTCCTGGTGTACATCTTGGCGTAGGTGCTCAGGGGGCACTTGGGAAGCACCTCACCCTGAAACTTCACCTTACAGTTTGGTGACGTACACACGTTGGCGTCATAGACACGCTTTTCAAAAATCCTGTAAATATCATCATCGAGACCAGACATACCAAACAGGTACCATTCGGGGGTGAAGGAAATACAGACGGAGGAAGTGGATGCAGAATGAGACGTGATTTTAGGGGGATCGCACACGCGCATGTTTTTGGTCCAGGTCTGGACATACTTTTTCTTATTTTCTCCATCTTTAATCGTCACGGTAAACTTTGTAGAGTACACGTTGGCCAGTTTGGCCCCGTAGCCGTTACGACCACCAACGACTCGCTTCTGGTTATCATCATAATTGGTGCTGGTCAGAAGGTGGCCAAATGTGAGCTCAGGGTTCCAGATACCCTCCTTCTCATGCATCTTCACGGCGATACCACCGAGGGGTCCGTTATTCTCGACGGATATGACGCCAGTCTCACGATCGATCGTCACGGAGATGGCGGTGGTGTTCTTGGGGTACAGTGAGTTTCTGTCGATGGCATTCACGAGAATCTCATCGAAAATCTTCAGAAGCGCGGGGGAGTACGCCAACATCTTCTTTTCAAAGCCTTCTTCCGAGCGAACCCAGTAGGGTTCATAGACCCTGGATACAGGGCCCACATAGGAATCAGGGCGCTTGAGGATGTGCTCCACGTGTGTGAGCTTCTGGATGCTCTCAGTCATAGTCCGTTTATGCGCGCTCTCCTTAAGAGACCTTCGAACCACTGGATGATTT